CGTGATGGTAAGACCATCGTTCCCGTTGGAATTTAAGGAGGGATGATATGAGTACAGAAAATAACCCTATTCGCTCAGTTGATGGTAAGTCCGTCAAGTGTCCCTCCTCATATCTCTATAAGTTAGAGGACATATCTGCTTCTGATGCAGGAAGAACCGAAGACACTATGATGCACAAGAAACGCATAGGACAACTCGTAGGCTTAGAGTTATCGTGGCAGAATATCACCACAGAGGAGGTTTCTGCCATCCTCAAAGCCTTTAACCCGGAATACATTATGGTCTGTTATTTGGATGCAAAAGAGGGCAAATATGTTACCTCTGAGTTCTATGTAGGTAACAGGTCTGCTCCTATGTATAACGCAACCAAAGGCTTATGGTCGAATCTGTCATTTAACATTGTGGAAAGGTCGGGTGTATAATCTATGGCTTATCCTATTTCACAAGAAGTTCTCGCTCTGTTCGAGAATCAAAACAGACAGGTTGCAGACATCAAGGTCAACGGTATTGCTGAATCACTCACGCTGAGTGAAAAAGACATCGGCGGTGGCGGTTTTACCATAGACCGATACTGTGTGTCCGGCTCTCGTATAGAGATTGGCTCTGCGGTTGCCGCAGAACTCACGCTGACATTAGATAACAGAGATGGTCGATTCGATGATACTATCTTCGAGGGTGCTGAACTCTTTGTCCGTGTCGGCATAAAGAAATGGGAAGCTCGTAGGTGGGAAAACGCAGTTGTGCATTATATCCCGATGGGGTATTTCACAGTTGACAGTCCTCCCCGAAAGTTGTCGAGTATATCTTTGTCGGCTCTTGACCGAATGGTCTTATTCGACAAGGAATGTAAACCCGATGACATCAAGTTTCCTATCAACATCAATACTCTGCTCGTTCGCATCTGCTCCATCTGCGGAGTAACTCTTGCGACCGATTCCTCTACTCTCATAAATAGCGAGTACATTGTTGACTCCTATCCCGAAAGTGAGAATCTTACATACAGGCAGATATTGATGTGGATTGCAGAAATCACAGGTACTTGTGCTTACATTGATTGGAACGGACATCTCCGTTTGGAATGGTATGGCGAGGAAAGTTCTGCAACCTTATCGCCCGATATGCGTTACTCATCCGACCTCAACGATAAGACTATCACCATTACAGGTGTACAGATTACCGCATCGGATGAAACTGTATATCTGCAAGGAACGAACGAGTATGCGTTCAATATCGAATCTAATGGATTGTTGCAGAAGAACATCGGTGTTGTAGCAACGGCTCTGTATGAAAAATTAAATGGTTTCACATACACTCCTTACTCCTGTGTAGCAAAACCTCTCGTACACCTTTATCCGCTTGATAGAGTGGATTTTGTGGATAAGAAAGGCAATAAGGTTTCCTCGATTGTTACCAATGCTACATTCACGATGAACTCCAATTTATCGTTACAGGGACAGGGTGAAACGGAGACCTCGAACGGATATGCGAAAGCAAATCCTATTACAAAGCAGGAAGCGGCAATCATTAACAAAATCAAGAATGTTATTGATACGCAGATTACTACAAGGCAACAGGCAATTATCGACTTGAATAATACCATCGTGAACTCTCTCGGACTTTATGTTTCGGAAGAGGTGTTGGAAAACAACTCGATTGTGTATTACTACCACGACCAACCCGAAAAGGAAAACAGTAGTATTATTTACACATTCAGAGCAGGTGGTTTCGCTTGGACTGATAAATGGGAGGGTGAAGAAACTGTATGGCAGAACGGCATTGACCGTAATGGCAACGCAGTTTTGAATATCCTTTCCACCTTTCAAATCACGGCAGACCATATCCAAGCTGGAAGTATTACGGCTGATAGACTTGCCGTAGAGCTTACACAAACGATTGTGACCGAGGACGAGCTTACAACTCTTACGGAAACATTACGACAGGAATTTACTGCTGCCGACGGATTGCTCAAATCCTCGATTTCCGAATCTGTTACAGAGCAAATTCTCGAAACAAAAGAATATGCCGATACCCAAGCTGAAACGGCAGAAGCTAATGCTAACAATGCTACCGACCAAAAGCTGACGGCATATTCGACCACTACCGAAATGAACTCGGCTATTGAACAGAAAGCCAACAGTATTACATTGTCGGTATCGGAACAGATTACACAGACAAAGAAGTATGCTGATGAAAAAGCAAGTGATGCAGAAGCTAATGCTAACAATGCTACCGACCAAAAGCTGACGGCATATTCGACCACTACCGAAATGAACTCGGCTATTGAACTTGTCAATGACAGAATTGGTCTTGTAATCACTCAAACAAGCAACGGTGATGTAATCAATAGTGCGAGCATAATCGCTGCTATAAACGACGATTCCAGCTCTGTGAAGATAGATGCGAGTAAAATCGAACTTACCTCGTATGTAACAACCGACGAAGCCTACGATGTGGCCTACGATGTGGCTTACGATGCTGCATCGGTGGCTGCCGAAGATGCTATCGGAGGTATAGTGTTGTCTGCTTCCAACGGCTCTACGAGTAGTACAATCAAACTCACCTACGCTGGTGTACAAATCGATACGGCTACTGTACGATTTACAGGAGTTGTAACCTTTGATGATTTGGAAACAGAGGGATATACCACTATCAACGGAGCGAATATTACCACAGGAGTTATTTCTGCTGAACATATCAGTACGGAGATAGCACAGGTTGCAAACTCTCTGTATATCGGTGCTTCAAGTTCTAACTCCCTAAAAGGCATTTGGTTTTCGAGTGGTGCAAATATATGTACATTCGTGGACCATACAGGTAACCCAGCGACCGGTGTTTCAATTAACGGCTCTACCATTAAATTGAGTGGAGGACCGTTAGATGTATCGGGGTGTTACTACATTGAGTGGGGGGATAATGAACCGTCTGGTGGAGGTGGCTCGTCGGTCGCAGTATTCGGATAAGGAGGTATTTTTGTGGGTTATGGTATAACAGTATATTACAATAATGAATTTATCGAAAGTACCTACTTTTATAATTACAATGTAAGTAAAACAGGCTACTTCGATGATGCCCCCTATACTGTTTCGGGATTGACATATTCTTCAAAATTCACGGCTTATCCGTATGACGGCTGCGTGTTTTCTCATTGGGTGTACAGATATGTAGTCAACGGAAAACAAAGCGACCCTATGGAATCATATAGCAATCCTTTCACTTATGACGGAAGCCAAGGCGACCTCATAATTAGAGCCGTCGGTGAGGAGGAATATGTTGAGCCAGACGACCCAACTTGGTCGGCAGCTTCGGTAAGGAGTATTGGTAAAATAACTTCGGAGTACAACCGTTCTTTCTACACAAGTGAATACACTTTATATCCACACTCTTTCACTTTCGCAGATTCGGGTACTGCTCGATTCTATTGTTATAGTGACGGAGATACCATAGGGTACTTAACGCAATCGAGGTATTACGATAGCACATACGGAGAGCCGGACGACATTATAACCTATGACGATAATGGCTCGGGGGATTTCGATTTTACTTGCGAAGTTGAAGCCAACACCACCTATTATTTATGGGTAAAATATTACTATGGTGACGAATCTGGTTATCTCGATTTGTATATCGAGCCACCCGAAGAAGCTCCTACACGACCGAGTAATTTTTCTTGGACATACGCAAAAGTGAAAGGTGAAGCATTTAATCTTAAAGCAACGGAATGGAATAATCTTACTTCCCGAATAAACGCTTTTAGAGCGTATAAAGGGTTGAGCAACTATTCTTTCACCTATGCTTATAAAGGTAATGATTTCACGGCAGCAATTTATAATCAAGCTCGAAAAGCGATACAGGCTATTTCGGGATATGGAACTTATATCCCAACAGTTTCAGCCGGTCAAGACATCACGGCTTATATGATGAATGTCTTGGTGAGCGAGCTAAACGCTATACCATAAGGAGGATTTTATGAATTACGCAACAGTAATACAGGCATTAAAACCCTTAAATGAGTTGAGAAAACTCAAACTACCTTATATCAAGGCAAAAGAGGTTTACAGAATTTCCAAGTTGTTCGAGGGTGAATTTGCTTTCTTTCAGCAAGAAGAAAATAAGCTGATTGGAGAGTATGCGACCAAGGACGATAAAGGAAATCCAAAAACGGAGAATGGTGTAATTACCTTTGATTCAATCGAGGATAAAATGAAATACCTCGAAGAAATCAAAAAGTTATCCGATACAGAAATTGATACGGAGCTTCCGAGAGTAGTTCTCACAGGGGACGACATCGGAGAGCAAACCGTATCTCCCGAAACTCTTGAAAAATTAGAAAACATTATAATTTTTGAATAGGAGGTATCGATATGAAAACAGAAGTTGTATCAAACGAATTTGTGGACGGCAAGCGTGTATGTACTCAAAAGGTTACATACAACAAGAGCGATGACCTTTACACACTTGCGAGTCTGCAAAGAAAGTACGAGAGAATCTGTACACAGATTGCGGAGACAACCAATGAAGATGAGTTATCTCTGTTAAATGCTGAAAAGGCATCTCTCGAAGCGGAACTTAACGCACAGGAAGAAGTCGTAAGCGGCTACGATGATGCGGAGGAGGTGTAACTTATGGCACAGGTAATTAAAGAGATTACTGTCGATGTTGCGAGGAAAAACCTGTTTCAAGCGATTGTAGCAAAGCAGCACGATAGCAATTCTCGTTTCTTGAAAGTATCTTTCACCAATGAGGGTGAGCCTATTACAATCGGTTCGGCTTCAAGTGTAATTATCAATGCTGAGAGAGCCGATAACGAATCTAAATCGTTTGCAGGAAGTGTGAATGATGACGGGACCGTTACAGTTCCTCTCACAAATTGGATGCTTGAACTTGACGATTTTCTCCGTTGTGATATTTCCATTGTAGCGGCAGATGACAGTAAACTTACTTCAACCTCTTTCACCATTGAGGTTGAAGCGGCGGCAAATGGTGAGGGTAGCGACATCTCAGAAGATGAGAACTACGACATACTTATCACTTTACTTTCGGATTGTGCGAAAGCGAAGAGCGATTGTGAAGATGCGACCAATTCCGCCAACACGGCAGCCGCTCTTGCCAACGATAAAGCATCTTTGGCACAGACCGCCACCGACAGAGCGAATGAAGTTGCAGACAATCTTAACGCCGTTATGGAAGAAGCAAATACTTCGTTGGAGGAAATGGAAACTGCTACCGAAAATGCAGTAAAAGCAAAAACGGATGCGGAGACTGCAACCTCAAATGCCAATACCGCAACATCTAATGCCAATACTGCTGCTGATGCGGCTAACAATGCCGCCGACAGAGTTGGCGATATGTTACAGGCACAGAATGTTTCATACGACAACTCGGATAGCGGTCTTGATGCAGGAGATGTAAAAGCGGCGGTCGATGAACTCGCTAAGAAAATCGGCGGTGTAGCAAACATCGTAGTTGAATCGTGGGAAGATGTACAGAAGATTGTTCGTATGGGTCTTGCATCCAATACCTTTGCAATCGGAGACCAACTCACCTGTCAGCGTGGAAGCACTACGCTCGTATGGGATATTATTGGTATCGACCACGATACACCTACTGATAAGAACTTTAAGCACAGTCTCACATTGCAGTTGCACGACTGTCTGTTATCTTTACAGTATGATGCTACCGAAGCCCTGTTCTACGCAGAAAACGAACTCCCGGAAGGTACATATAACTTCACTCTTCTTGCAGGTTATGACACTACCTACGGCGGCGGTAAAACATACTCATTCACTCTTGCAAAACCTGTTCCGGCAGGTGGCGTGATTATGTTTCCGTGGGGTTATCAGAAACAGGCGGCAGATACCAAAATCAGCACCTATGGTTCTGTTACATCAACGACAGTAATTGAATCTGTGGCAGTAACAGAGGGTGCAAACGGAACTGCTCTCGAAACTGTTGGAGAGTGTAACCATACACATCGTATTCGCTACGGCTCGAATAATTGGATGCAGTCTGCTATGAGACAGTATCTTAATAGCGATGCTGCCGCAGGTAGTGTGTGGACTCCTAAGACCAACTTTGACAGACCGCCATCTTGGGCTACAAATACCGCAGGATTCCTTAACGGATTGGATGCAGACTTCCTCGCAGTCATCGGTGAAGTTGATAAGATTACCACTCTCAACACACTTACTGATGGTGGAGGTAGTGAGACAAACGCAGAAAAGTTCTTCCTGTTGTCTCGTTCCGAAGTTTATGGCGGTAAAGAGAATGGTATTTTAGAGGGAGATGCTTACCCCTACTATTCCGAAACATCGGATTTAAGTGCGGCAGGTACAGGAGCAGACACAAATCGTATCAAGTACAGAAATGGTGCGGCACAGTATTGGTGGCTTCGTTCACCCAGCACCTCGCACTCGAGCAATGTGCGTAATGTGAATACCACAGGCAATGTCGGCAACAATAGTGCCAACAACAGGAACGGTGTTGCCCCGGCTTGTTGTATCATCTAAAAATAAAGAATCGCCCCGTTAGGGGCGTAGGAGGAGAATATGTCAGTAGTAAAGTCAAAACGAGGAGAAGGTCAGTTGTTGGTTATCACTAAGGCTAATGAACTTGCCACATATACCATTAAGATATGCTCTAACGAGAAGAATTTCCCGAAGCATTATCGTTGGTGCATCACAAGCAAGATAGTTGATGCCGCTATTGAAATCAGCAACAATGCGAATATGGCAAACTCGGTGTATGTAAAAGACAGTACCGATTATGCAATTCGTAAGCAGTATCAAACCAAAGCACTTGCTTCGACATATTCTCTCCTCAGTATGATGGATATTTCGTACAGAGTATTCGGCATCGAAAATAGCCGTATGGAGTATTGGACTAAGATTGCTCTTGAAGTTCAAACGATGCTGAGAAATTGGCGAAAGTCCGATATGGAACGATATAAGAATATGGGTTAGCAGTTGTCAAGCTCGTTCACCCAACACCTCGAACTCGAACAATGTGCGTAATGTGAATACCACAGGCAATGTCAACAACAATAATGCCAACAACAGTAACGGTGTTGCCCCGGATTGTGAGTACCGCTCGTATTAAAGTAATCTGTCCTTTTTCAGACGAAATCAATGCACTCACACACAAGGAACTGCTATCCCGACCGATATGGTGAAAACAGGAGTGCCGATGCGATTTACTTCCAATAGTAAGCATCGCTATACACGGCAACTAATTTTAATTATGATGAATGAATCGAAAATAAAAGAAAAGGTTTGTAACTTTGGAAACCTGTATGATGCTTTATGGAAATGTAAGCGTAATGTAGGTTGGAAAGATAGTGTTGCAGGTTATGTAAAGAACGGCTTGGTAAACTGCTTAACACTTAGGGAACAACTTATGAATGGTACATATGAGATAAGTAAATACACGATGTTCAAGGTTTACGAACCAAAAGAACGGGACATAGTAAGCACCCGAATAAAGGATAGGGTGTTTCAACGAAGCCTGTGCGATAATTACCTAACCGAAGAAATATCACGCTCGTTTATCTACGATAACTGTGCGTGTCAAGAAGGTAAAGGTACGAAGTTCGCAAGAGACAGGCTCAAATCCCACCTGCAACGCTTCTATCGGAAACACGGCGTTGAGGGATATGTCCTTAAATGTGATTTATCTAATTTCTTTGGTAGCACTCGCCACGATGTCGCTATTGCGGCAGTTGAAAAGCGTGTTGGTGATGCGTGGGCGGTCTCCGAAGTAACGAGAATAATCAAGAGCTTTAATCAAGGCGAGAATCCCGATGTAGGTATGGGTCTTGGGTCGCAGGTAACTCAACTCGTACAGTTGGCGGTACTTGATGACTTCGACCACTACATCAAAGAGCAATTACACATCAAGCATTACATTCGATACAACGATGACTTTGTTCTCATTCACGAGGATAAAGATTATCTCCGAAACTGTAAGGCGTTGATTGAGAAGTGGGTTACGGATTTAGGGTTAAAACTGAGTCCGAAAAAGACACAGTTGTTTCCGATAACTCAACCGATTCACTTCTTGGGTTTCAGTTTTCGATTGACTGCGACCGGCAAGGTTGTTATGAAACTTCTCCCGGAGAAAATCTCTCACGAGCGTAGGAAACTTCGTAAATTGGTGGCACGAGCGAAAGCCGGACACCTTACGAGAGAACAGGTCGATGAGTGTTTCAAGAGTTGGAAGGCTCACGCTGAACAGGGAGATACACACAATCTTGTAAGAAAGATGTACGAATACTATCAAGAATTATGGAGGTAAACAGTATGTTTAAGTTTATAACCGACAAAGAACAACTCTTGCGTGAGCGTAGGAAGACGGAACATATCGAGTCTCGTCAGAGTAGCGTTGAGGTTGCGACCTCCGTAACCTTTGTTACTTTGGCTGAGAATGGTACTATTGACGAGGTTACGGCTACCGAACACACAGACCTTTTCTCCCCGTGGGTGAGCGGAATGGCGTATGCGGTCGGTGCATTGAGACAGTACAACGATGAGTTATATCGTTGTGTACAGGCTCATACTTCACAGGATGATTGGACTCCCGATGTTTCTGCTTCTCTGTGGAGCAAGGTCGGAAATCCTGCTGAGGAATATCCTGCGTGGTCTCAGCCCATCGGTTCTCACGATGCTTATGCTTCGGGAGATAAGGTTACTCATAATGATAAGAAATGGGTTTCCACCGTTGACGGAAATGTGTGGGAGCCGGGAATTTACGGATGGGAGGTTGCAGAATGATTGAAGCGTTGATTGCTGCCGGTTCAGCCATTGTCGTAGGTGGCTTATCGCTGATAGGTGTAATTATCACCAACAACAAATCCAACAATGAGATGAAGAGCGATATTAAAACGGCACAAGCGGTAACAAACGAGCGAATCAATGAACTTACTCGTGAAGTGCGTTTACACAATGATTTTGCTACAAGAATCCCTGTACTCGAAGAAAAATTAGATGTTGCGAATCATCGCATATCTGACCTCGAAGTATTTCACAAACCCACAAACTAATCGGAGGTGTAATAATATGGCAGTTATGACAAACAAAGAGTTCGTACAGAAACTCAAAGATGTAGTTTATAACTACAAGACCCTGTATATTATGGGATGCTTCGGTGCTCCTATGACAGAAGCGAACAAGATTCGCTATTGCAACAATCACTCCTACAACAAAAAAGCGGCTCGTACCGCTATGATTAAGGCGGCAACGAGCGACACATTCGGTTTCGACTGTGTGAACCTTATTAAAGGTATTCTGTGGGGATGGAACGGCGATGTATCAAAGCAATACGGCGGTGCGAGATATGCCGTAAATGGTGTACTCGATGTTAGTGCCGATGGTATGATTGCTCTCTGTTCTGACCTCTCGACCGATTTCAACCACATCGAAGTCGGAGAAGCGGTATGGTGCAAAGGTCATATCGGTGTTTATATCGGTGATGGTCTTGCAATCGAATGTACTCCCTCGTGGAAAAACAATGTACAGATTACCGCTTGTAATTGCAGTAAGTCGGGGTACAATCGTAGAAATTGGAGTAAACACGGCAAACTTCCTTATATTAAATATATCGTAGAAGCCGTGGATGCTCCTCAGCCTGTGGTTTCCGACAAGACCGAATATAATGTCGGCGATGTAGTCGATTTCACAGGTACTACACATTACACTTCTTCCTACATTGCGGCAATCGGAAGAAAATGTAAGCCCGGTAAAGTTAAGATTACCGCAAAGAGTATCAAAAACAAACACCCCTATCACGCAGTTGCTATTTCGGGTGGCGGTTCTACCGCATACGGATGGATAAACGCATCCGATATTAACGGTCCCGTTGATACCGCATACGCTCCTGCAAAGGGAGATAAAGTCAAGATGGTTAAGGATGCTCCTGTGTATGGTAAAACATACAAATTCTCTCCGTGGGTGTATAATTGCACTCTGTTCGTGAGAGATGTACAGGGTTCTCGTATAACGATTTCCACACAGAAAACGGGAGCAATCACAGGTGTTGTCGATAAGAAATACCTTACTAAAATATAATCGGAGGTAACGAATTATGGAACTCTTCACACAATTTATCAATGAATACGGAACTACCCTTATCTATGCCGTACTTACTGCTATTGCAGGATATGTCGGTCTTTGGGTTAAGTCCCTTTACACAAAATACATCAACGACAAGACCAAACAGGATGTCGTTAAGACCTGCGTAAGTGCGGTCGAACAGTTATACAAAGACCTCCACGGCGAAGAAAAATATAACAAGGTCGTGGAATCCGTTTCCGAAATGCTTATGGAAAAAGGCATCACTATTACTGAACTTGAATTGAAGATGCTGATTGAAGCAACGGTCGGAGAGTTTAATAAGGTCTTTGCATCCGCTCCGGCTATTACCGAATCGGAAGAATCGGTATAGTATATAGTCCTCCTCAAACAAAACGAAGCACCGACAGGGCGTTCAACCTTGTCGGTGCTTTGTCGTTTGTCCGAAAAACACTCCTACTATAAAGTGGTTCGGATTATACTTCAATGGTGGAGGCGAGGAGAGTCGAACTCCTGTCCGAAAACCCATCCATACAC